TGACAAGATTACAATGTCAATCGAAAAGCCTGACACATTGGCACTTCCGGCATACATTTACATGGACCTTGCCACAAGAAGAATTCCGGATACGGAGACAACAGTTCTCAGCTTCATCAAGGACCACGCTCCTTATCTGAAGAATTTTGAATCAATGGCAGAGTTACAGGATAGTGCGACGGACATCAACACCAGCGGAAAGAATGTTGCATTTATGTACACGAAGGATCCGGAGAAGTTCAGTCTTGAGATTCCGCTTCCGTTCTATCAGTATCCTTTACAGGTACAGAAGTTGGAGACGGAAATTCCTTGTGAGACAAGAACTGCCGGACTTATCATCTACTACCCGTTGTCAATGCTTCTGGCATACGGAATTTAAGGAGGTTGCACAATGAAGATTATTAACAAGTCAAGAAAGATTATCGGTATCAATGGCGAGCCGCTTCTTCCGGGGAAGGACATGGTCCTTCCTGATGGCATGGAGAAAAACCCTTGTGTTGCGGATTATCTTGCAAAAGGAATTGTTGCAGATGCGGATAATGACACACAGAATACCGCTGCTGACGGAGTAAGCGATTTTGAGAGAGCCAAGATTGCCGAGGAGGCTATTGCCAAGTATAAGGCAGAGCAGGAGGCTCTTGCGGCTGCACAGGCTGAGAAAGAGGCTGAAATCAATGCTGTAAAAGGCATGAAGAAAGCGGCTCTTTTGAAGAAGGCTGCCGGCATGGAAATCGAGGTAAAGGATGATGATACCGAGGAAACCGTAAGGGAGAAGATTCTTGCTGCTCTTGAACAGTAGGAGGTGACCATTATGGAAGCCTACGATATTATCCGGGCAACTATGAGTGAGTTTAAAGATGTTGATGAGGATACCATAAATGTATTCATATCTCTTGCAGAGCCGCTTATTAGCAAAAAGAGATTTGGCAAACTGTATCAGCAGGCTTTGGCTTATTTATCGGCACATAAAATGAAAATGTCTGGTTTGGGAAACACAATCGGCACAGGAACGATAGGGGACACCATTGGATTATCTTCCGTTTCGGAAGGTGAAACATCGGTGTCCTTTTCTAATAATCAGGCAGGGAACACAGCCGCAGATTCGGAATATGGATTAACGGTTTATGGAATGCAGTTTCTACAAATGCGGAGGAGCTGCATTGTTCCTATTGTGTCGGCTGGAGTGAATCATGTCGGTTAATGTTCGGGACACCGTAACTGCAGATGGAAAAAAGTTTGAGAAAATGCTCCAAGAACTGAAAGACAAAGAGGTTCGGATAGGCATTCAGCAAGGCGAAACCAGTGATGATGGTGTGGATTTGGTGGATATAGCCATGTTCAATGAACTTGGCACAGTACATATCCCGTCGAGACCATTCCTGCGTGACAGTGTGGATGCCAATGCAGATCAGATAAATAACTTTCTGCAGTCCATGAAAAAGGAACTTTTGCGAGGCGGCTCGGCAGAAGATGTCTTGAAAAAGATTGGTGTGTTTCAGAAAGGACTTATTCAGAAACAAATTGTAAGCGGCAATTTTACACCCAACTCAGAGGCGACCATAAAGAAAAAAGGCTCTGATACACCGCTGGTAGACACCGGGCGAATGAGACAGTCAATCAATTATGTAATACAACAGAAGGGAGGTTCTGACTGATGCCATTTTTCGGAGACAATTACACATTGAGGCGATATGGGGAAGATGCTGTTGTAAACGGATATCCCACCGCCACATACAAGGATATTTCGGTATTCCTTGATGTACAGGTTATGTCGGCTGATGAAATCATAGAAGCCGGAGGCAGTGGAGATAAAACCATGTTGAAGACATTTGGTGATTTCCCAATCAGCTGCTCCAAGCAGGAAGAAGGCGTTAGGTCGGACCAGCTTCTGTATGAGGGAAGATGGTATGAGTGTATGTCTTCTCGTTTGAGTAAGAATACAATAATCAAACATTGGACCTCAACCTTCGAACTTATACCGGTCAGCACCAATGCAGAGCCGGAAGACACAGGAACGGAGGGATAAAAGTGACATTAGGACAGGTTAAGCAGGTTTTGTATGACACAGTAGTAAAATTCCATCCTGGAGCAATGGTGGTGTGGGAAAAGACCAAAGGTGTTAAACCCAGACCACCATATATAACTCTCGGATACAGCAATTTGGAGAGGTCGCAGTTCCCTTTATCAGACGATGAGGGAGAGCATAAGTATTATAATTATTCCTTTTTGTTTGAGATAAATCTGTACACAGTAGGAAAGGAAATCAAGGTAGATGGTGTTGGCACCGGAGCTTATGAGAATACTGCTGTGGAAGATTTAGAGGAATTTGTACGATTTGTGGATTCTGATGAAACCACAGACCTGCTTGCAACTAAAAATGTAACCATTGTTATGAACCCGCCAATCAGGGATTTATCAGAACTTATCGGAGATACGAAATTCAACTACCGTTCAATGGTGGAATTTGCCGTGACCTTTGTGGGAACAGCGGACGGAAGATATGGAGTATCTGGTGATGAAGCTGTTCCTAATCCTAGTGGCGGCGGGTTGAAAGAATTCACAGAGGCAGAAAACTTTGTGATAGAAAAAGTAATAATACAGGAGGAAACAGACGATGGCAGCAATTAGAAATAATCTTGACGAAATCGTAAAGGTGGATATCGAGATTTCCACTCCTGCATCCAGTGACGAGAGTTTCAGCAACATTCTTATGGTTGTTGAGGCACCGGATGAAGTAGGAACAGAGGAAATTGGTACATCGGTCATTGCGATTTCACAGGCCGCTGATTTGGGCGACTATGGTTTTTCGTCTAATCATCAGGCTTATGTAATGGCAACTGTGGCTTGCTCACAGTCGCCGACTCCCGACACAATGTATGTGATCGTGAGAAATGCTGTGAATGATGAAGATGAGGATAATGTGGAGTATGAGGCAATGGCAGATGTTCTTAACAGGGCATTAGAGGCAGGCGGCTGGTATGGTATTCACTTATCCAAAACTTTTAATAACAAGGCAGACCTTGAAGCAACCATTAAGTGGACAGAAAGTAACGAGAAACTGTTCGGATTTACCTTTACTGAAAAGGAGCTTCCGGTAACTACCACAAATTACTTTAGAAGCTACGCGGTATATGGCGGAGGTGTTCCTGATATGGAGGAAATCCCGGAGGAGAATTACTATATCTCCCTTGCAATGATGGCTAAATGTTTTGGCTATGATCCTGGCAGTGAGACATGGGCTCTGAAGGCACTTGCTGGGGTATATCCTTGTAGGCTCAACACAACCATGAAGAAATACTGTGACGAAAACAATGTCACATATTTTACGACCTATGCAAAGAAGAACATTACAAGTGCCAAGGGTGGCAAGGTTCTTGGAAATGAGTGGATTGATACCATCCGCTTCAGAGATTGGCTTCAAAATGATATGCAGGAAAGAGTGTTTAATCTGTTTGTACTTAATCAGAAAATCCCATATACAGATGACGGCATCACAGGAGTGGAAGGAAAGATGGAAGAATCGTTAAAGGCTGGTCAGGATGTTGGCGGCATTGCACCGACAGAGTATGACGATGATGATAACGAAATTCCGGGATACACAATTACAGTTCCAAAGTCCACAGATTTTTCGGATGCACAAAGAGCAGCCAGAGAGTTGACAGGGTGCAAATTCAAAGCCAAGCTGGCAGGAGCAATCCAGATAACAGAAATTGGCGGAAATCTTGTGTATGCGTAATGGAGGTGAAGATAAATGAGAGTAACTACTTACAATCCTAAAAAGGTGTCGCTTGCTCTTGGAAACCATATCGCAAGCGGCTTTGCTGATGATAGTTTTATTGCAATCGAGCCCGCTGGAGACGGAAACAGCTATGTTTCCGGTGCAGATGGAGAGGTATGCGTCAGCGTTGATCCGTCTTCTATCTATACAGTAAAGGTGTCATTGCTCCAGAATTCCAAGACCAACGCATACTTGAAAAAAATGTACGAGAAGATGAAGTCCTCTGGAAGCGGATTCTTCCCTGTGACAGTCAAGGATTTGGTTGGAAACGAGAAGTTCAGTGCATCCACCGCATGGGTGACAAAGCCGGCATCCAAGACCTACGGAAAAGCACAGAACAACAGAGAGTGGGAAATTGTTGTAGCTGATGGCAAAGAGAGTTAGGAGGATTAGGATATGGCAAGATTAAGACAGACAGAGCCGATGAAGGAAACGATCGGCGATTATAACTTTTATATCAGACCTTTTCCTGCCATGGTGGCTGCAAATCTGACAGGGGACTTAGCTTCAATGCTCACCCCTGTTCTTGCAGCACTCCTTCCGTTTGTTGGGAATGGCGATGAAGAGGGAGAAGGTGATTCTGACGGAGGGTTGATGGATATCGACGTGGAACAGGCAGCCTCCTCCATAGCAAAAAGCATGGAAGGTTTTTCGGGAAATAAGGTCGAGGCTATGATGCGAAAACTGCTTGTTACACATAAGAATATCGCAGTCGAGATACCGGTGTATGACGAATACGATACACCTACCGGAGAATACGAGCAGGAAATTCTCAGCATGGATCTTGTGAATGAGATTTTCTGTGGAGAGGTGCAGGATATGTTTATCCTTGCATTCTATGTTATCCGTCTGAACTTCAATGGTTTTTTCAAGAAACTCGCCGGCCGATTTGGAAAAGCAGGCGAGGATTTAGTGAAGAAGACGAGGAAGATATTGTAAAATATGGAACCTTAGACACAACGCAGTTTTCAGAATTGGAACTCCGTATGTACATATTGATTAAAGCAAAGATAGCTTCAAAGTTCGAGTTAGAGGAGTATTACACCTTAGACGAGGCTTTGAAGCTATATGCGTTATATCGGATGGATATGGATATCCAAGAAGGAAAAGCGGATGAATTGAAAGAAAGGAGGGGTTGAGATTGACAATAAGAGATATAGCTGTTGCTTTTGGATTTGAAGTTGACCAAAAAAGCGTAAGTTCTGCGGAAAGTGCCATAAAGGGAGTGAAAAGCATGGCAACCAAGCTGTTGGGAGCCATCGGAATAGGTTTTTCTATTGCCGGAATTGGCAACCTTGCGGAAGCTGCTGCAGATGCGGAAGCTCTTGAATCACAGTTTTCACAGGTGTTCGGAAATGTTGAGAAAGACGCGGAAGAAAAGCTGAATAAAATTGCTGACGATACCGGAGTTCTGGCGAATAGAATGAAAGGCAGCTTTACTCAGATAGCTGCATTTGCGAAGACAACAGGAATGGAAGAAGCGGATGCTTTGGGAATTGCCGATAGAGCAATGGTGGCTGCGGCGGATTCGGCCGCATTTTATGATAAATCCATTGAAGATACAACAGCCTCCCTCCAATCTTT